AAAGGAGGCAGAATGTAGTTGTTGTTCAGGTCTTTTTTCAACTTCATTAAGTTGATGTCAGCGATATTCATCAATGCTACATTCGGGCTGTATTTAGCACCGTAAGAAGAAGTGATTGCTTCGCGGAGCTTCACGATCAGATCGTAAATATTTGCATCAGTTATACCGGCTGCAGAAGCAGTATAATTAGGTATCTGCGCTTTAATACCTTTGATGTTTGGAGCGGTACCGTTACCACTTACCAAGTCAGTATCAACTTTGATTGCAACGTTTGTTTCCAGGAAGTTTTTAAGTTCAGCAGCGAACAAAGGAGCATCATACATCAATTCTTCACTCATTGGGATGATATCACCAACTTTCTGAAGAGATAAAGTATAAGTAGCCCATTTAGCTGTAGAAGCAGGGAAATCAGCACCTTCAGCAACGGCTGCGGCTGCTCTTACTGCGGTGTCTGCATCCCAGTCTACATAACGGATAACGCCGTTTGAACCAGGAGGAACAGGCACTTTACGGAAAATATCATACACGGTAAGTTTGCGGTGAGCAAGCTGACCAACTGTACCAAGATCCAGTGCAGCCGGATTGCCAACTATATCATCGCGAAGAGTATCCGCTTTGATTACAAACTCATGGTCTTTGCCTTTCTTGGTAGAATTTTTCAGACCTTCAGCATTTGCTTTAATCACATCAACAAGGCTTTCTTTTGCGTTTTTGTTGCCGTTGGAGATAAGTTCATTTATCTTTTCGCCCTGTGCAATCAAAATGCTTTTCATTGAACCTTCTTTAGATGAATCCAATTCACCTTTCAGTTTTTCAAGTTCTGTTACAACTTCCGCGCTAAGACCTGCGGATTTCAATGCCTCTTTAATTTCGGCAGCAACATCTTCTTTAGTTGCGCCTTCTGGCATATCTTCAAATTTCTTATTCAGCTCTTCAACGAATTTTAAATTTTCGCCGGTTAAGCCTTCTGTTTTCAACTTCAGCTTCATTTCGTTTAATTAAAAATGTTTAGTAATGTTTTTATTTCGAACGTAGACTTTTCCGACGGCTGCTCTTCAGTGCTTTCCAGCGGCTGAATTTCAGTGTCAGTCTTAACTTCCAATGTTGGGGTTAACTTGTTTGAGCCAAAGAGAACACAACTGTTTTCAAGTAGCTTGTATTCACTTATAACCCAGAAATAACCCATTTCCTCAACTTCATCTTTGTTTATGATGTCGTTGATGTGCTTATTCCAGAAATCCTGCTCCTTCTCATATTCACTGTCATTAATTGCTAATTCAATCTTAGAATATTGCAGGCCAATTGAGTGCTGTTTGATTTTACCTGCGCGGTACTTTTCAAACACTCTTTCGTTATATGATTTTTTTATGTCGGTTTCAAAAACAAGGACTTGCGCAGTACCGTTTTTATTAATGCCTAAATCCGTCAATGGCAAATCCTGGTAATAGATACTTTTCACGTCGCCAACTTCCGCTTCAATCTTGTGTACATGATCATGCAGATGCGGGATCATTCCCTTGCGGTCTTTAATTGATTTTCTGGCACTGTCCAGAAGAAGTACATCTCTTTGAGAATCGCAATACATTGAAGTATTAGCAACGACCTTAACACGAACACTCGTTGCGTCAGCAGGTATTTCGCCTATTGCTGTTTTAGTTGCAGTGTCGCCTTTAACGTTGTAAAATGAAGGAGTGAAAGAAACTGCATCAGCTTCTTTTATCATTGATTTTTTCTGGGTAATAAGTTGGCTTTTGTTCTCAATCAGAAAACTAAAAAGCTCTTTACCTTTCAATGTCGGATCAATTACTACTTTCATTTTCTTACTATTTGATGCGTGTTCAATGCTTTTTTCTTCCCCTCGTTTAAAGCCTTTATAGCCTGCAGATCAGGTTTTACTTTTGTTTCAGGCTTTGTTTCTTTGTCTTTCATGGTCTTAATTGTTTGTTGGTGCTGGATCTGCTACCGGTGCCGGCATATTCCCGAAAACATACCCTTCCAGTAATAGATCCTTATAATATTTATCACCGTTTGCAACAGTATCTTCACCAAGTATTTCCAATGCTCTGTTAAGCGTAATCCAGTTATTTTTAAACTCTCTTTCTAATGCCTGACCCATTGTCAACCTTGCACCGGCTAATTCTTTTTTGTCTTGCTGAAGAACCGATATATGGCTAAAATCTTTCTCTATGTAAATGCCGTAATCAGAAGTTTTAAATATTTCATTCCACTGCTCGCAATCGCTTTCTGATTCAGGTATAATAGAGTTTTGATAAAGACCTTTTTCGGCTGCGTTTTGATTATTAAAAGTGGGGTCTAAGAGACCGAGTAAATGAGAAGGATAACCGAAGCCGTCACAGATTGCTTTTGCGCTTTCTGTTACTTCTTCTAAAAGTTTAAGTTGCCCTACATCATACCCTACCGATTGAACAGTTGTACCGGCGGCACCAATAATTACAGAGGATTGAGATTTGGTAAGTCCGTATTTAGAACCGAAGTCCCGGAGTAAATCTTCTTTTTCGTCGGGTAGAAGCGGCCCGGCTGCAAATGCGTCGCTTCCTTGTCTTGAAACGAATGTTTGCGGGCCTCTGCGATTTATGATTACATTCCTGCTTTCAAATGCACCAATGACATTATTGATAGGCATTTCTAATGAACAAATCCTGCTCGATGGCAGGACTACACTTTCGAAAGAAGGGCGAAAATCTTTAAGGATTAAAACATTGTCTAAGGGTAAATCTCTTTTTACGCCTTTATAAACAACCGTGACCCGTTTAATTACATTTCAACCTTTGTCAAATAAACTTTATTTATTTTCTTCAATTCCAACCATCCAATTAGGAATGATCCACATATCCTTTGCATCGTATGCCGGGAACCCAAAAGGTTTATTAAGTAGAACTACGCAGTACCCGTACAATTGCTTGTACATATAAACCTTTGCATCGAAATCTTTACCGCTGTTAATCTTATTTGGCCTCGTTAAAAGATTTCTGATTTTCGTTGCTACTTCTCCGGTCGCTTCTTTACCTTTTGCCTTACCAGATGTGTTCATGATCCATGTCTTACCGTTGACATAGCACTGCGCTTTTTTATTGATGATCGCAGATACAGGCGGGCAATTCATGTAAGCCTTCTGGGGGCTTGTCTTATCGGTAGAGCTAATAAATACGTCCTGATTTGTAGAGCCTACACCGAATAGCCAAAACCCTTCTCCTGTTGTGTTTCGCCCATAAGTAGACGAATCCAACAACATTGAGGAAAGGGCAGATTTAGTCTGCCCAATCAATAACTTACCGGCTGTTGCTATCCTGGTTGTTAATTTCATCTATAAAGCAAAAAGGGCCTGCCACCGTTTCCGATGCAGACCCTTAAAGAGTTCTGAATTTTAATATTTTATGCTGCCGTTCTTTTCTTTTCGATCACCTGCACTTTCTTGCAGTTGTTACATTTTACCTCAACCGTTCCATGAAATTCCCCTTTGAAGAGCAGGCCGTTACATTGCTGCATACGGCCTTGTTTAACAACCATTTCATTACATCTTTGCTCTTGCAATACGCGTTGGGGGTTCGCTGACATAATCACATTGTCGCATAAAGGTACGACATTTTTCCGATTACTAAAATATTTAGCAATTTATTAGTAGTTTGTTATGATACAGCCTACACTTACTACAGGTGCGCTTGTTGCTGATGCGTTATTAACTCCTTTTATGCTTATCAAATCTCCTGCTGCAACGGTAAAGGAATTAGATGTATCGGAATAAATACCAGATACCGCATTGGTTGCTATTGTTATAACAACTGATGTGTCTACTCCTCCTTTTCTTACTGTCAACACAAGCGAACCCGTGCCCGACTGAGTGCCGCCTAATGCGATATAAAAGCTTCTTACTGTCCCGGAAACAGGTATTGCAAACTGCCTGATGTTTTCGTTTGCATTCCAGTTTCCAGCGCTGGCGTGTATGCTGATATAGTTTGTTGTTGAACCGGCTATTGTGTTTGTTGCTGGCAGGGATGAACCTAATATCCCTTTTACATATTGCAGCCTTGCGTCTGGCACTGTTCCACTCCCTAAATTAGAAGCGTTTAAAGCCGTAAGGTTTGCCCCGCTTGCTGCTGGTAACGTTGCAGGAAAACGGGCATCTGGAATAGTACCGCTGCCAAGGTTTGAAGCATTTAAAACAGTAAGATTAGATCCATTTGCAGCGGGCAAGGTCGCCGGAAATCTGCCGTCAGGAATCGTACCACTTAGTAAATTACTTGCACTGATTCCGTTGGTCATATATCCCGCCAATGTTGCAGGACTAACGAATTGATCTGTTACAACCCCTGATATAACATCTGATAAAGTAGCCTGGAATGGTGATTTATCGCTTTTCCAAACGAGGCCAGTAGAGTAATAAAGACCAGCTTTGTAATAAGTCCCGCCCATTGTACCGGGTAGCCATGCCGTCCCCTGGCTATTCTCTACAAAGTAATATTCCCCTGAGTGTTCCGTTGGATCTGGTAGATCATTGTAAGTATCAACTCTTGTTAAGGTTGTTGAAGCAGCCCCTCCTGCACTAAGAAAAAGCACTCTTAAAGCGGCCCTTGCTGCTGCTGCACTTGCCGGTTGTTCCCCTCCGATCGTGAAATCAGCATAATCAATTTCATAAATCCAATGCTTAATCCTCATTCGGATATTACCATTGTACTTTATGTGATAGGAAACATTATCAGAGGAATCGAAGTCACGAATGCCCGTTTCAGTAGTTATGGTTACGCTGCCATTATTGAGGGAGATATCTAACATGGTTATAAAGTGTCACCAAAGTTACACCTTATTTGTAAATTACTAATATATTTAGTAATACTTTTGCACTTTATGTGAACAATTACAGCCTCTTTATCACCCCTAATCTCTGCAGGTGTAAAGCAATGTAACGGGCGGGATCCATTGTGTGGTTGTCTGTGTCCTCAGGCTCTTCCAGTACATTCCCATATCTGTCAACCTTCCTACTGTAGTTTTCCTGCTCATACTTTAGATTGGTACTGGATGCAGTGTAATAAACACGGAGGTTATTTAAAAGGTCTATACCGTCGATAATAGATCCGGCTTGTTTATTCGCTGGGTAAGAATAAGCCCAACCGGCCCGGCGCAATGCATTAATCTTTAATGGTCGGTTATTATCACAAACAATCTGCGTTCCCTTATCAATTCCCAGCTTAGAAAAGACCATCGAAACGATTCCCTCATCCTGTCCGCTGATTTGTGCCAGTTCGGTTAAGGTTAACTTAGACCTCATTTCTGTTTCGGACAGGTAATTTAATTCATGGAGATAAAGCGCGCCGTCATAATATTTGGCTTCCAGGATGCCCCAGGGATCAACAGAACCCCAATCCACACCGATATAAACCTTTGTGTCAATTTTCCGGTATTCGCTATCAGGTATTTCTTCCCACTTAAATATTCTATTCGGTTTCTCTGATTTCTCGCCTAATCCGTAAACAGACCACGAAAAAGCGTTTGCGCTTCTCTTTTCTTCATTCTCGATACACCGTCTTAATTCTTTGATTTGTTTATCATTGAAGCCTTTTATATTCTTTTCAAGGTCATATACTCTGGCTTGTTCCTCTGTTAATAGTTTTTCTTCGACTATTGCACATTGTTTGATTGTTTGGTAGGAAAGGATTTTTCGGCGCTGTTCGTCAGGGCAAAAGGGGTTATCATTGAAGGTGGATTTAATAACTATTGTTCGGGGGTCTTTCTTTAGATCATCTATCCAGTGGGCTTTTTTGGGATTCCAGTCGATAAAGATAAAGTCTGATGTTCTTTGGTCTATCTGGTCGAATACCTCACGGCTTATCTTATACGGCTCATTTAACCAGGCAGCATCTTGTGTTAATCCGTGTACTGCCTCGTCATCGTCCGTTCCGCAGATCTCAAAGGTGCTGAAGGTTGGGTAAGAGAATATACTTTCTGTTTTATTAAAGTCTTGGCCCACCTTAAACCGACCTGTCTGCCTTAACCTTTTAGACGTATCGGCTAAAAAAGTGTCTTTACAGCTTTTTTTCGTATCGCGCCAAACGGTTAACCTTTTTTCTTTGTAAGACCTTGCATATAAATCATAGCAATCAATCATGCTATATGTCTTACTGCTTCGGCTACTGCCTTCATTCACTATATACTTGTACTTTCTTAAATGGTTTCCGTTATCGTCTAATACCTTATTCCCCTGTTCATCAAAGGTCATTAAATGAATAGCTTCCCAATTCTTTTGAAAGATAACAGTGCATTTTAAAGGTTGCATTAAACCTCCTGTTTTGGCGGGACTATTTCAACGGTGAGCGTTGTGGGGATAAGGGGTTGACCATTTGCTCCGGTGGCTTCTAGTTTGGTAGGGGAATAATCACCACCCATTTTGTTTAGCTCTGCAATAGCGTTCTTCCTGTCCGTATGATCTGGCTCTGCCGGGTACTC